TTTCTAGCACAGTTGGTGTATTGGCACCATTACCACCGTCTAGTATTTCGATTCTAGTTGCAAATTTGTAATCTAATCCAGAAGCTGCACTTGACTGCTCATAGAAATCAAATTGTTTCTGTAGCTGTTCACCAACAAGTTTTTGTACGTTGTTGTTAACATCTTCACGTAAGTTAATTGTAATTGGTTCCCAAGTATGTTTACCTGCTAGGTATACTCTTGAGTTGTAAATATCAATCGTCATTTGATCAAAACTTACATTTGGTCTACTTACGTCTACAACCTGTTTTGTTAATTCTGTTGTCGGTGTTGATACGCCAAAATTCTCCAAACTCACCCTAAAGCGATATTGTAGTTTTGGCATTAACAGACCTTGGTTGCTTGCGGAATCTCCACTTGCTAAAGGTACTGTCATTTTTGATAGTGTTGAAATTGCCATTATATTGCTCCTAATCTAATATTATTTATCATAATTACAGTCCTGCTATTTCTCCAGTATTTTTAAGTCTTAGTGGAATGTAAATAAATTCTACTGCTTTGACAGGTTCAACTGCAATATCTAAATACAATTCGTTTCTGTCAATTCTTGCAGGTGTGTTATTTGATTCATCACAAACTACTAAGAAGTCATACAGTGCTCTTTGACCTACTAATTCAAGCAGTAAACTTTCTGCAGCCTGTTTAATTTCATCTCTTGTAATCTTATCGTTTGGTTCAAACAAATAAGGCTTAGCAAGAACATTAAGTTGGCTTCTTAGATAAATTACAAGCCTTGCTACATTGATTCTATCTAAAGAACTAGCTGTAAGCTGTCTTGTTTTTTGTCCAAAGTTAACTAATCCTGCACCTGTAATAAAAGTAATTGGATTGACGTTGTTAGCATATAAAGTGTCTCTAAGTCCTTCGTTTAATGCTATAGATTTAAATTCACCTTCGCTTGTAATAACGCCTGTTGAACTTGCATTTGTTATTCCACCACGTCTTGTACCTGCTGGTGCAAACCACGGAAACGATACTTGATCGCTTAATGCAATGGTACGCATCATCATATGACTTGGCGGAACTACAACATTGTTACCAAAGTTGTCACTTGTAAATCCACTTGGATAAAAAACAGCCAAGTAAGGATCAGTTGTAACAAGTCCGTTATCGTTATCTTCTAATGCATTGTTAGTATTTGTTGCCCAATTATTGATATCAGTTGCATTTGCTTGAAGTCTAAATGGTGCGTCACCTACAACAAAAGCTGTCAAGCCTCTATCATAGTTAAGTGATTTCATCTCACCAATTAGCTCTGGATACCCAGGACATGCCATCATATTAAAGATTCTTGATTCGTCATCTCTAATATCGTCATTGCTGTTTACCAATGCTTGTAATGCTTGAACAACAACTTTACGTTGTGCCTTTCTACCAAAGCTACCTGATCCATCAGCTTGATTTGCTGACTCTGTTACCCAACGATCAGACGCATATGCTGCCATACTTTGGTCGTTGTATCTCGCATTATCTTCAGCTGTACTGATATAGTTTCTTCTGTATTTCTTTACATTAAATCCGCTTCTTCTTGTGTTAAAAAGTAGCATACCTTTTGGATACAATGCTGGGTCAGGAGAATCTGGATCAACATAATCACTTGCTAATAGATCTGCAATATCTCCTGCTTTGTTACTGTTTGCACCTGCGGTGTTATACCTTGCATCTGAAAATAAAATACCTTCTTCAGTAGTTTGATCACCTGTATCTACAGCAAACCATCTGTTTTCAACTGGTAAATCAGATCTTGCAGAATTATGTTTATATAACTTTGGATAGTTTTCTAAGTCTGAAGTATCAATCCATAAGTCTCCAGTAACAAGAGCTGTGCCGTCACTTTGTAATTTAGGTGCTGTTGCACTTACAATAGGTCCTGCTGGATCAGTTTGTTTAGATGAATCAGCATCATAAAACGGACTTGCTATTGCACTTTCTCCACTAGATCCGTCATATAAGTATCCTACAAATTCGCTACCGTTATGCACCATAATATCTGCTTCATCTACAGTAGAATCATACCATAGTGTGCCTTCGGCTGTTGTTGCTGTTACTTCACTGTCACTTGCAGTGTATGACAATACTCTCCACAAACTTGCTTGAAGTTGTAAAGGATTGGTTGAACCGCTAGTCCCTTGTACGTATGAAACATTAGGTGTTCCAGAAGTTGCATCAACAAATGGTGTTATACCTGCTTCTGTTAGTACACTATTTGTATCAACAAATTTAATCTCACCGCCAAGTGCATGTGAAATAGTAACTTTATTTTGAGCATTAACAGTTGCACTAACATTTTCAATATTTGCATCATTAATTGCACCAGCTAAGATAGCCGCATCGCCTGCTGCACCTGTGTATGTTCCTGAAACAGTAACAGCCGCATTAAAAGCAAGTTGCGAATTATCTGTACTTTGTACTGTGAATGTGCTTGTTCCTGCACTAATTGTACCGGTTGTAATCTTAGCAGTTACAATTGATGTTGGTGCAACATCGTTTCTACGATAAATTTTAAAAGTTGCTAATGGTTTTGTATCACCTGCAACGTTGCTTAACACATATAAATCGCCTGTTAATAAATTTGTGCCGCCACCTGTTTTATCCATATTGAATATTGCTTCTGCATTAGAAGCATATACACTAGGATTAACAGTTTCCCAAAGTTGTGTTGTATTGTTCCATTTTTTCACAACATACTTTGCACCTAAATTTGGTGTTGTAGTTTTAATCCAAACACTACCTGTTGGTCTTGTGTAAGTATCACCAATTTTATATTCAGGTATACTTGTATGCTTTGCAATACTAAGTGCTGGCGGATAATATGTTCCGGCAGTAATACCTAACTGTCCTAACAGTGTAGAATCTCCACCAATTAAAACATCTCCACCTAATGTAGAATCTTCGGAAGCACTACCTGTGCCGTCACTGTAAATTTCTAATTTACCGTCAACACCAGCCGCCGAAATACCTGTAATTGATAAGCCATTGATTGTAGAAGCTACATCAGTTACTGTGTCAGCACCATCAACAGCAACACTAGTTCCGTTTATAGTTATAGAATTTGTGCTTAATGATGGATTTGCCGCTGTGCCTTTTATTGTTGGCCAACTTTTTGTCCAAGGATCACTACCTACAAGTACCCAAGTACCTGAAGTATTTCTGTAGAATATTCTGTTTAAAGTTGTAGTTGCGATCACAGCATAGTCACCAACGGCTCCAACAGTGCTGGCAGGAATATAACCACTGTAACCGTTTACGCCTAATGAACCTGTGTTGCTTGTTTGTGTTTCGTCTGTAATTACAATTGGCACTTTATTTGCAAAAACTTGACCTTTGTTTACAACTGTTTCACCATTCCATTCTTGTATACCCCAAAGTGAATTTTTTGTATCTAACCAATATGTTCCGTCTGTTGGGTTTGCTGCAGGTGCTGTAACACTTGCTTCTAATTGACCTAAATCTACATCTGCTCTCACTACGTAAGCTCTATTTGCTATTCCTAAATAAGAATATGCTGCTTGTAATCCGTATTCATTTAGTTCACTTCCGTGAATAGGATTATTAGTTGTGTCTGTTTTGAAGATTGGATCTCCAAATGTATCAACTAAATCTCTTTGTGATGTTAATAAGTAAGGGGTACCAGCTTTTGCCGCTGTAGTACCTGGTGCTGTTCCTGTGCCTGCACCATTTGATTTATTTGCAGCCGTAGCTACAAAAATCATAGGTAAAGTACCTGGCTCCGCCGGTGTATAAAAACTTTCGTCTACAACGCTTACCTGTACTCCTGGTGATACTAATGCCATTTTATTTCTCCTGCCATGTTAGTTCCGCTTGGGGCGTATTCATTCTAATAGTATTTAGCAAAATAAAATCAAAAGTACGGTTGAAATATACTGAAAAAGGGGTCATAAAGGTATGGTAAATATAGTATGAGACCTTTATGCTTATGTGGAATGCGTCCTGCCGCTGTTAATTACAAAAAAGCAGGCAAAACCTATTACAGAAAAAAATGTGAAATTTGTCTGAAACATGGAAGTGTAGGATACGGTTTTCCTAAATGGAAACAAGTTGGTTATGAGAAAAAATCACATTGTGAAAAATGCGGATTCAAAAGCAAACATAAAGAACAATTTAATGTTTTTCATGTAGATGGGCAACTACAAAATGTGGCATACTCTAACTTGAAAACTGTTTGTGCAAACTGCCAACGTGTTTTACATAAAGAAGGTGTCAAGTGGAAACAAGGTGATCTTGCACCAGATTTTTAAGATTATCTAATGTTGTATCATTAGACAAAATATAATCCATTTGTACATTTGCCCAAGCCCATTCTGATTTGTGTACGTCTGTAGGTATTTCCCCTAAGTCTTTGTACAGCCTAAACCATAAAGGATCTGGACCTCTACGCACTTGACATATTTTTCCGCCTAATGACCTTATCATTTTAGCTTCATTTTCAAACCTTACATCTGGTATCACATAATTTTTTTGTTTATTTTTAAGCAATTCTTGTTTTACCAAACTTACCCAAATGCCATCAAAAAAACCATTACGCATACAATCAGTACCAAATAGTTGAAGGATAAGGCGCGGCGTAATTGTTTCACCAGTTTCTTCTGTCCAGAACTTATCTGCTTCTTCTCGCCATTTTCTTGATTCATCTGTATCTCCTTCTAACATTTCTCTATTCCAACCAAACACGGAACTAACACCGTCTTTTAATTTGTCAGCAAAGGATAACTTTTCATAATTATGTTGTTCTACTAAAATGTCTGCAACTGTGCCTTTACCTGAGCCGATCAGTCCACAAATACCTATTATCATAGTGATTCCTTATTCTTAATATAGTATATAATATATTATAAAGAATGTCAAGTGATAAATTTTACAAGTGAAAGCATTGCAGACCCTGTAATTATTGCACTAATTAACAAAGCTGTCCAGAAGCCTAATTGATACATTGCAACAAATATAGGAAAGAATAATAAACTTACCAAAACAAAATACACTGTTTGATAACTAAAAGTTTTAAGTATTTCAAAATCAACACCACTGTAGTGCATGATTATTAATGTAATGAAACTTACTAAAGGAATACCCATAATAAATGCACCTAATGTAGGTTGCTTCTGGGCAAGAGTACTTACTATACCAATTATTAGTCCGCCAATTATTGATTTTATTGCAATATCTAAAAACATTAACCTATCGTAAACCCGTAACCCATTCCGCCAGGTACGGCTGTTGATACTTCTTGTTCTAACTTTTCCATTTCTTGTGCAGCTTCATTTTTAAGTGTATCACCGTTCAACTGGCCGCCGCCTTGTGGTCCGGCAATGGTAGCAAACTTGCTTCTTGCTTCTCCTAGCATATATTTGCATGTTGCTACGGTATAATCTTTCAACCATTGTTTCGCTAGATAATCATCTAGCAACTGTTCATCTGGCCTATAATTATAACAATAAAGTAAAAGTGTTTCTTCTGCTCTAGGTCGTTGTAATAAAGTTAATTTTTTTGTGGTTGAATTCCATTTA